CTCATGGACTGTTGGCAAATCTATATTATTCTCAAGATCTTCTATATTCTTTGATATCTCTGGAAAGTATTGCTTCATGGCTACTCTTGTACATTCTAGTAAAACTAGCATTGCTTCATCGTCATTTTTTGTATCTTTGATGGTATCAAATACGTCCATAAACTCTCTTAGATACTTTATCTTAAGAGGCATTATCTCTATCTCTGTACCGTCAAATAAATAGATGCGCTTTGTTTTATATATTTTAGTTGCCATTATGTATTAAGTTTACCACAAAAACAACAAAGCCCACCTCGTTATGAGATGGGCCAAGTCGTATTATTAAGTTGTTGTTATGAAGCTGTTGTAAAGGTACGATCCACTATCTTGCCATATGAAGCAGAAGTGTCATCTGGAAGAAGACGGAATGTAACTTCAAACATTGAAGCCTCATCACGCTTTGCAGATACTGTTACATTTTCAATTGAAAGTGCACGGTATGCTGAATAAACTCGTTCTGTGTTTGCAGCAACTGCTGCATTTCCACTTCCTGGGCCTACAGCAACGATACCACGCTCTAATGCAACATCGCCAATGTCTCCTGCAGAAAGGTCAAGTACACGACCTGCAGAAGTTGTTTTAGTTCCTGCTAACTTTGAATCTGAATATGCAAGAGCCAATAGAAGGTTCTCTAGTGTTGCTTCAGCAAATGCTGTAGCAAGTGTAACTTGCATTCCTTGCTTATAAAGCTTAGCAACGTCAAGAACTTGGTCAACCTGTACTTCGCCGAAGTCAGGCTGGAACTGTAATTCAAGACCATTCATGGTGTATCCTACGTTAGTATAATCTGCATCAGCACCTAAAGTTGTCTTCATTGATGCGCTTGATACTGGCGTTTCCAGCGTAGCTGGAGTTAGGACTGTGTCTGCAACAAAAAATGCTGCTGCTCCAACAATAATATTGTTAGACGTTCCACGTGTATATGCCATTTATTTCACCTCTTTCTGTAAAAATAGATATTAATTTGTACGGCGTTGTGTTTCCTCAAGTCAATTATAACAGTCTTTTTAAAGGGTCTTAAATCTGACGCTTAGAAGCCAAAAACTCTGGAGCCCAGTTAGATCTCATTACAGAGTCATTTCCATTAGCATCAAGAACTGCCTGTTGATGGTAGTCAAAATCAATAATAATCTTATTACCACCGTAGGTACGGGCAGTGCCAAAGTCTATAATATCTCTGGTCTCTTCAAGCTGATAAACCTTAAAATTATGAAAATGGAAGATATTATCAACATACTCAGGAACTCCAGCAGATCCAACATTGATCTGTGTATTTGAGCACCAATTATTAATCTCCTCTGCGCTTTCATCAAAACGGTCCATAAGTCTTAGGACTGACTCTTGTATTTTTACCATATTTTCTATGGTATTTTCTGCTGTGGCATAAAAATAATATAGTATCTGTTCACACTTTATGTGTGGAAAACCTTTACGGTTCATCTTAATTAGTCTGTCCCATGTACCCATTGCTCCACCTGCTGGAAAAGATCCTGTTAGGTCATCTAAAATAGACGGTGTTGATGGAAACAGGGGGACCTCAATATTTGTCAATAGTGGTATCTGGAATTCAAGATACTTGTTAATCCAGAGAACTGGTGTATTTAATAGATTGTCATTCGCCATTATCTAAGCCCCGCATTCGCTATCCATTTATATCCTACTTGTAGTCCTTTTGATCTACCAATCTTTTTACCTGATGATAAGTTTTTTGAGTATACCGTTGGATTATTAAAATATTGAAGGATACCGCTTGATGATAAAAATGCTTGTGTAAAGTATCTATTAAAAAATGTATTTACTACTCTTTCAAAAGATCCTTCAACCTGATTTCCACCAGGGTTTGCTATTACAACCTTGCCTTTAGTGAAGACTGTATCTCCACCATCTTCAAAAACCAAGACGCTTGACTTCTTTGGTTTGATGGTTACTGGAGTTCCTTCTTCCATTATTTTAGCCTTATTATAAAAGGGTACTGATGAGCCATCTTTAATTGATGTTGATTGCTTCACGGTTGACACAAACGAAAGGCCAAGGTTGCTTATAGTGTAGTTTATATCATATAGTCTTGCATCAGGACTTCCCACTTTATACCATTCATAGATATGGTGTAGTGCTTTTGGATTTACCCTTGCATTTGAATCAATGTAGTCTTCTAAAAGTTCTTTGGTTAGCGCTCCCACATTGTTTAAAAATTTAACTTTTCCTGTCTGAACGCCCTCTAAAAATCCAACTGAATAGTTAATGATATTTTTCATATCTTTTCTAAACATGGCATCGTTCATAATAACTTTCATTATAGATCACTTGCCTGGTTCTCTGAGCGTCTTAGGACAATTCTGTAATACTCAATATTACCAAAAGGTCCAACTATTGCTTCGTTAGTTCCAATTTCATAAATTGTTGATCTTCCATCTCTCTGCCCAGAGGTTTCTAGATAGACAGACTCTTCTGTTGCTGTTCTTATGTTTGTTATCAAAACATTAGTTACTGAGTTTCTCGCATTGCTTGAGCTTACTCTAGGGTCTGTTTTTGTTCTTCCAACTAAAATATTTTCTTTTGTTATATTGACATTTGGAGTTACTTCTTCTTTACCTGAACTGCCTGAAGGGGCAAAGTTACAGGCTACAGATCTATCAAGAATCCATTGCTTTTTTACATTGCCATATGCACCCTGTTCAACGACAGGATAGTATATGTCTGCAAGCATTGGGTAGATAAAGTCTGTTGTTTCGCATTGCATCAAATTAAACCTATTTTAGTTATATTCTTCTTGTACTTTTCAAGGATTTTATCAACAATCATATTACCAGTACCGTCAAACATCATCTTATCAAACTGAATCTTAAATTGATCAGTGTTGTATGATGTCACATATCTCTTGTAATAATCTAGTTTTCCGCACTTTAAATCATCAATCAATAGCTTGGTTGCATACTCAATATCTGCTGGTACAGCTTTATATCCTATATCAAGAACTAGTGCGTAGTCGTATCCATTTGGAAAGGCTACTCCAGCATANCCATAAAAAGCTAGGTTTCCAGGAGAAACTGGAAGCGTNATAGGTTTAGCTTCTGCACGGTTATATCTATCTACCTCAACTCTTTGTATGGCTGAATTGTCAAGGGTAACCTTATAATCATAATCTCCCACCGTTGCATCAGCAACATCATAGACTAGTTCGTTGTTTTCATAAACCTTTAAGACTTTATTTAAATTTTCCCAGATTGGGAAGTAGTCTGATCCTAGGCCAGAGGCCTGTACAATATGTTTTTCATTATAAAAACCATCAACTACCTGAGAATCAATAATTGATCTTGAAACAAGCTCAAGCATCTTGTATTCTGCAATTTCTGATGCTGTTGTTCCAAGTGTAGATGGGTTTACATATGGTCTAATTATGTCTAAATTTTCTTCATAGATTACACGTACTCGCGCTGTATCATAAAACTTAATAAAAAATTTTCTATCATACTCAAGGTTGGCTAGTGGAATTGAATACGTAACTACTCCTTGTGCATTAGAAACAAGCGTACTCTCTTCTACAGAGTGATCAATAAGGTCCTCAACAGAAACCTTATAGCTATAGTTTGCTGTTGGCAAAGTCCAAGTGGCTACAATTGGATATGGTGGTATTCTTAAGATTTCCATTATTTACCGTAAGCTCTCTTCACTTCTTCTGGAGTAGCCGTACGTACGGACTTGTTTGTTATCCATTTATCAGCATCCTCCTTAGTGACTATGTTATACCCCTCAGTCAGAGCCCCAACGCCAATCCAGCTAAGGTTGCGTACTGAATATATGGCAACCTTTTCTTTTGATGCTTCTGGCTCAACAACTGTGTTATTTACTTCTTTTGGTACAAAGCTAAATATTACTTCTAGGATATCGTTTTTTGTACTTACCCCAAATAGGTCAATATTATTCTTCTTTGCGTATGATCTTAATTCAAAGACAGTTTTCTTTGTTAATTCTTGTACTAATGACATGATTGACCTCCACTGCTATTATATCAGAATATGACAAAGGAGGGCAGATTTCTCTACCCTCCTCGTCGTATAATCAGAGATTATGAATCTGATGCTGCGTCTGCGTAAGCAACTGCATCAAGCTCTTCCCATTGAAGACCGAAACGAACGAATACTGTGTATTCAATTGTATCTTTCTTTGGCTGGTATGTACGGTTTACAGTGATATCTCTCTGGAATCCCCATACACGGTTTGAAGGGAATGTAAGATCTACATAACCTGCAGGGTAGTAAGGAACTTCCTGAACATCAACACCGAGAACACGTGTTGTACGTGCTCCACCGAATGTCTGTGCTGCGCCATCAAGGTATGCCTGACGGTTTGCAGGTGTACCTGCTGGGCGGTTAGCAAATGCTTCTGCTACTGCGTCTGCAAGTGTACCGTTGTTCTTGATGATTCCTTGGAATGCATCTGTACCTGCGTAGAACTTTAGGTTAGACTTGATTGCACGGTACTTACGTGGCATTGCAAGAATAATATTCTGCATTACATCTGTTGTCCATGCGTTGTTTGCTACGGTTACGATTGACTCGTTTGCACCTGAACCAGATGCCTTAACCTTTGAAACGAAACCTTGCATGATTGAAAGGAAATCGCCTGTTGAACCGTCGCCGTTAATGGCTAGGTCTTCAATGTCGTTAGCAAATGCATTTGTCATCAAGCGAACTAGATGATCTTCCAATGCTCCGCCTTCAATATTATCTTCAAGTGCTTCTGTTGAAACTTCCCAGTCTAGACGAATCTTCTTGGTTGTAAGTTCAACCTTAGAGAATGTTGCACCTGCATTTGAAAATGTAGGTTGTGCCTGTGCTGCTGCACGGATGACACGCTCTCCAACGTTAACCTTTTCAAGTTCCATTGTATTTGCACGCATTGTAACTCTACGGCCATCTTGAGCTAGTACAGTTGCATCCCATACGTAATCAATGAAGCGACGAGCTTGCTCTGGTAGTAGAATACCGCCTGGAGTTCCAGATGGGTTTACTGCGTTTGGTCCAGAAAAATCTCCAAAGTTTGCAGTTGCAATGTTACCCATTACATCTGTTGGAGAAAGATTTCCAGCTGGTCCTCGTGCTACTGCACCTCCGATTCCACCTGATACGGCAACGCCGTCACCAGTTGGGTGAGAAAAAGACTTCTGAAGATCTGTGTTTGTTGTTTCTGACATATTGTTCACCTCCTAGTGATTTTGTTTTAGTTAAATAGGTCGGAATTTTTGAGGAAACGTCCGCCCCATAGGGATTTCTGAATCACGCTAGGTGATTCCTGTACAATCTCGCCGAGATCGCCAGACTTGCGGAAAGCGGTATCTGCAACTACGGCATCTACGGTCTTTCCAAATTCATTAAAGCTTCCCTTAACTTCCTTAACTTCCTCTGTTACGGATTCAAGAGACTTTGTAATTGCATCAACATTGGCTTGCATAGCCTTTACTGTTGCTGCAAGATCGCTCAAGGCATTAGTTACAGAGTTCTGAATTTCAGAAACTGCTTTGGCAACTTCTGCTGTTGCTGACGCAACCTCAATAATTGCTTCATCAGCTTTCTCTGTTACTTCTTCAATAGAAGGAGCACTACCCTCTTCAACAACTGCATCTGACTTTTCTGCTACAACTTCTTCTGTAACTTCTAGTGACTTTGCAACTGCCTCTGCTGGAGCCTCTGGAGCAACCTCAACTTCATTAACTTCTGGAGTTGCTTCTGCAACTACTTCTGTATTTTCTGTCATAGGATTATCCTCCTTTGCTATCTTAATTGTTCTAATGCCTTTTGCACTATCAACTAAGAACTTTATCATTGTGGTTTTTTCTGAATCATTCTTTTCAACAAATCCAATGTTTTTCATTTCTTCACCAGATACTGGGCTTACTTCTGTTTCGTTCTCAGAAATAGTAACAATGCCAGACTCTGAATCCCAGAATACATTTTCAACAATTGTGTTTGCTGATGATCCTGTGATTGTATCTACACCGTCAACTTTTTCAACTGACATAATATTTGCGAACTGATTAGCAGGGGAATCAACAAGACTCAACTCTATCAAATCATATTCTTTAATAATTCTAATTGGCTTATCTGCCTTTTCGTCATAACCATCGTCCCACTTATTCATTCGTCCCCCAATAGAAAAACCAGTATAAGTTCCATCTAGAACCTTTTCCCAGGCATCTTGTGCACCCTTTGAAATATAAGCTGAAACAAATACGCCCTTGTAGAACTTCTTTGTTTCTGGATCAAAATACTTTTCTTCTTTAAATGAAACCATCTTGCCAATAGCTGATGGCTGGTGCATCTCTCTGATATTTCCACGGAACTTAGCAAAAGCATCCATAGAAGCTTCAGTGGTTACGATGTCGTCTTGCTTATCTAGGTTATCCAAAGATGCAAAACCAGAGACAATTCTACGTCCTTCATCAACCTTTGTGAGAGGCATAGATAGACGAACGTGGTCGCCAGTGGTTGTCCAATGTGCTTTATTTATATTCATGACGATTCTATTATACCAAACCTTTTTATGCTTTTCTCAATTATTGAGACGCTCTGCCTTCACCCTGTGGATTGCGTCCTGTTGTAGTTGCAGTACCATCAGATTGGCTATTGGTTCTTTCTGAATCTCTTTGTCTGTTCCCCGCAAGATTTGCAGCAGCATCTGTTGCTTGTCTTGGAGACATGATAAATGGAGTATCTCCATCTGGATGTTGAGGAAGTCCAATTGCTTCACGAGCCTCATTTGGCATCATTACCTGAGTCTTAACATAACGCTCAAGGATCTGTGACTGAGTAATTTCATCTGTGAGTGTAAGCTCATTGAATCTTAACTCAAGAATGTCTGTCTTTTCCTTGATGATTTTGCTAATAACCTTATTTAGATGACCCTGTGCAGGACGTGAAACTTGTTCCTTGAATGTACGATCTTGTGCAATAGAGGCTGCAATAGCTGCTGAATCTGTACCGCCAAGTTTAGAAATTGGGACCTGATGAGCAACAAGAATATCGTCACGATTTTGCTTGCGGTACTCTTTGAATGAACCATCTTGAATACCATTCTCAATTGGTTCCATCTTAAACTCAACCTTGTTTTGATCTGTATCTCCAGGAAGTGGGATGTAAAGAGTTCTGTGTGACTGAGCCTTGAGGCCTGTCTGCAAGAAGCGGAACATCTTATCTTCTGCTTCGTTAGAAAGCTTTGCTCCCTTTAAGGTTACGACATAACGTGGAACAGCCTTGTTCTCAAAGTAGTCAATGTTGTACTGTGATGCAAGCTGATCTCCAACTAAAGATGGAAGTGCTGCAACAATATCTGGAAGTCCATAATATGTATTTAATGGAGAGTATTCCTTGATGTGAATAATCTCATTTGGACGTGGATCTGCTGTTACTGGGTTTGTATTCTTTGCTCCAAAGTTTCTGAAATAAACAACCTTTTGTCCAATGATCTGCATGTAGCCATCTAGCAAACGGCGGATACGAATGGTAGCTGAAGGAATATGTCCAATATAACCAATCTCTCCATTTACAGTACGACCTACTTCAATGTATCCATTTCCAGTAGACTCAATATCTGTGTAAACCTTTTCCATTGTCTTTGTAAATGAATCATCATCATTTAGACCTTCAAGCCAGTCACGCATTTCAAGTTTCATTCTTTCAATACGCTTACGTGCTTTATCTGTAGCGCCTTGTTCTTTACCCTCAAATGAAAGCATTGTGCGGTCTGTTACTTCAAAGGAATATCCAAGTCCAACAATGTTTGCAACCTTTGCATCAATAGCAGCATGGTTAGCAAATGAAGTGTCATAGAAGTTTGCAAGTTCGTATAGGTTGTATGGAGGTGTAATTACATCAAATAGTCCATAACCATTTCTGTATACCGTTCCAGGATTGATCTGCTTTGATGAAGCATCAACACCTGTTGGAGTTGCGTTAGCTGAGTCAAGATATGCCTGGCTATTTACATCTACGCTAGATATTTGTCCAGATGAATACTCTGCCTTGCCAATATTTCTTGTTGTTCTACGACGAAAGTTTTGATCTAGTCCAGAGTAATCTTTTAAAGAATCCCATGTTTTGTTAAAAGGATCTTGTTCTTTAAAAACATCAGCCTTTTCATCCTGAGTATTTAAACTTGCAGAAATGTATGTGTAATCAATATCTTCACTCATCAAAAGCCTCTCTTCCAGCAACCTTCAGTGTGTCCTGTGCTGCTTTCCATGCTCCAAGGTCATTCATTGAAGGAATCAAACCACTAGACATTCTGTCAGCTTGCTCTGAATGCTCTTCATCAGAAATACGTGTTAATCCAGGAACGAATACTGCTTCACCATCACCTGGATCACCATAGTGTTTTGCTGCACTTTTAAGTTCCGCAATTTTATTAAAGTCGTTACGCATTGACTCAATGTTTAAAACGTTACCGCTACCGTCAGTAAACCACTTTCCAGTTGACTTCTTGTATACATAAAGCCCCCAGTCATAGTTCTTTTCAATGACCTTTTTACGGACATTTCCTACAATAGGCAGACCAGTCTTTTGATTAATTAATGGATTATTTGCTGTAGTCATAACCACAAGTATACCATAAAAGTGTTAAAGTGAACAGTGCGTTACCATTAATACAGTTTAATCTCACATGCGTCTGTGGAGCAGTAGCTCTCTCCTTCAGCCTCAAGATTTTCTATACCATCATAAATAGCAGACCAATCAATCTTACCAATTGTTCCTACGTATGCGTTGTACTGCTCTCTTGAAATCTCACTATAAGGTTGCTGTGGATAAACCTTGTCTCCCATTGGCAAAAAGGATACAGCCTTTAGCTGACCTTCGTACATGTTCAATGCTGGAGCAACAAACTTCTTCTCAGTCTCCTTGTCAAATGATAGTGTTACAGAAACACCATTATCTGACCAGTATTTTTGAGCAGTTGCTGCTAAACCAATCTTCTCAAATAGGCTAACATGCTTTTCAGAACGCTTGTGTCCTGAAGCAACTGGGAAGTATACTACTTGGGTATTTGCTGATACTAGATCTGCTTCAATCTTATACCCTGCAGCTTTGAAAAGATGTAGCATTGGATCTGTGTTTCCAAAACGAATTGCACGTAGGTAGAANTCTCCACCAGGTCCCCAGTGAACTCCAGGAGTTGCACCAGAAAGAAGTGATACAGATCCTGAAGGCTTAACTGTTGTTACACGAACTGATTCACGAACGCATAGCCACTCTGAGTATTTATGATCGTAGTGACGAATCTTTTCATAGCCTTCGTCCATCCATTCACGGGTTGTTGGAAGACCATATGTGTCTGCAAATGATGCAATACCTGTCAAAGATGTTCCAATACGACGGTTTCTTTGCATGATACCGTTTGTTACTGGCCAATGTGTTGGCATAAGAGTAACAGTCTTTCCATAAAGATACGCAAACTTCAATGTCTTGAGGAAGTCCTCCTTAGACTCATGACGATTCAAGTGCACTTCTACAAGTGTACAAAGTTCGTATGACTCTAATGGCTGCTCCGCACAAGGATTGAATCCCATAATACGGGAATCCTTATAGTCTGGTGCATCTTTTAATCTACCATATTCTCTTGCAACATCCAGCCAAATAAATCCTGGCTCTCCGTTATCAGCAATTAAATCTACATAGTCTTCATACTTTGTTCCAACTGTTGCTGAGATAGAGTTATTTGACATCCATGCCCAACCTGGCTTTTCTGGATCATAGGAGTTACGCTCTGGAAATACTTCTGGATTCTTAAGATTAATAAAGCCATCATCTTCTGCTGTGCCAAGTGCAAGGGTAGCGGAACGACGAACATTGCCTGATACCACACAGGTACCAATAAGGTTAACAATATCTACAATAGCACGGCTATCCAAGAACTCTCCTGCTCTAGAGCCTATTACATTGCGAATGCGTGTATGGAGATCAATAAGTGGTGCTGGACCGCTAGCAACGCCTCCAAAGCCCTTAATAGGGGCTCCTAGAGGACGGATAAGGTCATAGTTGAAAAGCTGAATTGACTGATTCTGGCGTAGGAACGAGTTAATCAACATACGAACTGATTCAACCCAACCTTCACGAGTATCAGGAATTTCATATGTTGCTTCTGGCTCTGTAGGTGCATAGATTGCCATCTTCTTGTCTTGTCCAAGGGTATCAAATCCAACTCCAATACCCAGCATTAATGCATCCATTACCCATGCAAATAATGCACCAGGATCATTACGGTCAAGGTCTCTTGTAGATACCATTGCACAATTTTGAAGGGATGAAGAGTTACGCTTCTCCATAGTCATAGGAGTGCCAAATGCCCAAAGACCACGGCCTGGAGGTGTCCACTTTAATTCAAACATTCTTTGAAAAGCTTCTTGTGCAGACTTCTGTGCCTTGTTATCATTCCATGGTAGACGATTATCTTTAGCATGATTCTTTTGTACTGAGTACATACCCTCAATTACACGGCGACATACTTCATGCCAGCGTTCTTTGGTACCGTCTTCCTTAACACGAGAATATGTGCGAATAAAAGTAATCTCTCCAAGTGAGTTAGACCCTGCATCTGAAAATCCAAATGGTGCTGGAGTGAACTGATACTTGCTTACAAAGTCTTCTGATAGACGAAACGAAAATACGCTTTCTGACATTTTATATACCTTTCAAAGTAAAATTAGATGAGTACTTCTGGTTTTGCGAAGTAGTACCTAAGTATAACACAATTATTTAATGGATTTAAGCGTAAAACAAAAAGGCTATACCTAATGTTAAGGTATAGCACTTTAAGTTTGTTAAAGTAG